TAGCCCACGCGCCCTGCCCGACAGCGTTGACCGCCGCCGCGCGGAAATTATAAGTCGTGCCGTTGGTGAGTCCCGCGATGGACGCTCCTTGTGATGATGCGCCAGCCTGCGCTTCCCACGTCGATGCCGAAGCAGTTTTGTATTCAAGTGCGTATGAAGTCACTGGAGCTTGAGCGATCACGCCAGTTGGCGCCGTCCAACGCAATAACACCGATCCATTTCCTGCCGTGGCCGTGAAGCCCGTTGGGGCACCCGGCACAAACAGCGAACGCAACAAGGAATCGCTGCCGCTGCCGCCGCCAGAAGGTCCGGTCGGACCGGTAGAGCCGACGCCTGTCGGTCCAGTTGGGCCAGTCGCTGTGGATGCAGCACCTGTCGGCCCAGCTGGGATCACCAGGTTGAGCAACTGGCCGCCAGCGCCGTCTGACGTCAGGCTAGCACCAGCAGAACCGCCGGAGCTTACTGATCCGACCGAGATAGCGTTTGCAGGCCCAGTGACTCCTGCAGCACCGGCAGGCCCAGTGCTACCTCGAGCAAGCACAAGAGATAGCACCGACACTCCCGGTGCGGTTGGCGTGATCGTCGCAGACGGGACACTGCCACTCGTCACGGTGCCGACAACAAGCGTCAGAGCAGGTCCCGTCGGTCCAGTAACACCAACGCCAGTCGGGCCTGTCATCGATGGGCCAGTCGGCCCGGTTACAGTGCTTGAGGCACCAGTGGGGCCGCTAGCTCCAGTGGCACCCACGCTTCCCGTGGGGCCTGTTGCGCCGACGCCAGTCGGCCCAGTGGCTCCGGCGCCAGTGACTCCGGTTGGGCCTTGCTGGCCGCTCTGAAGTAGCAGTCCAGATCCCCACGCGTTGCTTGCCTTCGGACCGTAGAGCCTGCCTGCCGTGATGTCGATGTACCAGTCGCCGCTGCGTCCGAGCCCTGTGAATGGTCCGGTGCTGCCGCTGTAAATCTGAGCCCCGTCAACGCCTGCCATGCCGGTTGGACCCGTCACGCCTGGAAGCGGAGCCCACGATGAGCCGTCCCACGTTAGCACCTGGCCTCCGGTCGGCCCGGTGGCCGACACGGTGCGGCCCTGCAGCTGCGTAGCATTGCCACTCGTCGGTGATTGGATGGAGAAGTACGGCATCACGGCACCAACTGTGTGTGGATTTTGCGGATCCTCTGCTGACGATCTGCCCACACCCACGCGTTACCGCTGAAGGGTGCGAACACCTCATACACGCTGCCGTTCTGCTCAATCACACGGTCGCCCTTCTTCGGAACGGCCGACAGGTAGTCGGTTGAGATGAAGAAGTCCCGCGACTCAATGCGCGTGATCGACCCGGCCTGGTCCATTGAGTCGTGACGCGTCATGCCGACCATCGCCGGAAGCGACACCGGCACCAGCGATCCGACGCTGCGATACTCGACTTGCACCGAAAGGTGCTTATCGGCCTGCTGCCGGAACCACGCTGCGCCCTGCGAGATGAGATCCTGCATGACTGCGTGTTACCAACAGAGGAAGGAACTCCAAATAGAGCCACCGAGGCCGTGCGGCCGGCACGAGTGCCAAGCCGCACGGCCCCCAAGCCGCCCGAGGGCGAAACGTCAGGCGCCGGGAACGAGCAGCACGTTCACGGTCGCGTCGCCGCTGGCCTTTGCCGAAGCAGCGAAGCCCATCACGGTGCCCGTCACGCCGGTCACGGCCTGCCCCTGGTAGAGGTAGACCTTCGCACCCTGCGCGATCACGCCGGCCGGGGCCGTGATGCTGAAGATGCCCTCGACGTTCAGATTCCCGAGCTCGTTCGCAGCGATCGGCCGCGAGGCCACACCAACAAGCGAACCAACCACCACCGCTTCACCCGCGGCAACGCCCGTGGTGGGCGTGTAGCGGATCTTGTCACCTTCGTACTCGTGAGCCACTAGATCACCTCGTTTCTGAAAGAATGAAAACTGTTTCGGTCGTCACGCCGGCCGGCGGCGCTTGGGCACGCCGCCGACCGGCCACGTTTTGCATCACGCTCAGGCCGTCGCCATCCGATAGCAGCCGTTCTTCTCGGCCTTCGCCACGCCCCACGACCAGTGGCCGCGGACCATGATGCCGAGGGTGTTGAAGTCGGCGTCGGCCGACTCCACCATCGGCTGCCGCTGCCCGTTGAGGAAAGCGACCTCCATTGCCGGCACAGCCCGAGGATCCGCCGCGAGCCACCAGGTGGTGGCGCTCGACAGGTAGGACGAGCTCACGACCCGGTATCGGCCGGCAAACACGTTCGCGTTGCCGCGGACCGTGTCGGAGCCGGTGATCAGCAGGCTTGAGGACATTGCCTCGGCCGCCGCCACCTCGAGCTCGGCCGGAACAAGCAGCACGCTTGGCGGAACGCCCAGCGGGTTGTTGTCCGCGTTCTTGAGCTTACGGAAGCCAGTGGCCGCCGTCTTCAGCGACGTCATCGAGAAGGCGTTGCCGGCCGCAGCCGTTTCCTTCGCGAAGTACGTGCTGTTGGAGTCCTCAAACGCGGCCCAGAAAGCCTTGTTGAGGCCGATCGCTGCACCGTAGCCGAGCCGCGAGCTCACCTGGGTGAGAGCACCCAGGTCGTCGTTCACGAGGTCGACCATCGAGATGCTCGACAGACGGCCGTACAGCTTCGCCTTGATGGTGCGGCTTTCCTCGCCGGCATCCGCACTGCGGAGCTCGCCGTCGTTGGCCACTTCCTCAAATTCGAAGCCACCCGTGAGCCTGACGCCCGTGACACTCTTGTAATCCGACACGTTTCGAGTGCTGGCGATCGCATCCCAGCTCTGCTCGACTGCCGTGAAACCGTCGAGGAGGAACTTGCCGTATGTCGCCGAGAGGATCGTCGAGATGCTGTGCGTCGCGAACGCGGCACGCAGCACCTGACGGCAGTTGCTCTCGGAGATCCGGTGGCCGGCCTCCGCGTACCCGTTGGCACGGGCTGCGGCGAGCACCACCTGCGAAAGCGTCGCCTCGCCCCGACGGGCGTGGGCGGCCTCGAGGGTGCGCTCGTCATACTTCGTCTCCACGTCGGTCAGGCCGCCGGCCATGCAGAGGGCGGCCTCCACCACCTTCGCGTCGTTGGCGGGCTTCGCCACGACGTGAATCGCCGGGGCAGCCGGGCGGGAGGCCCGGATGTCGGCGAGGAGCTCGGCCTTGAGCTCGGCCATCAGAGTCTTCTTGATTTCGTCCACGGACACCTCCGGCTTTTCGGCCGTCACGGTCACGTTCTCGTTGCCCACGGCGACGCTCGCCGTGCCTTCCGCGGCGACCTGCTGGTCGACGTCGGGCGTTTCGTTGGCGTGGTCCGCCATGAGCTCATCCCCTGTCGCTTCCGCAGCGATTGCGGCCGATGTACTGGCATCGGCTCCAAACAGAACTACGCTTACTTCTCTCAGGGTGCTTGCACGCACCACTGAGATCGGGCCGGTGAACTCCCGGCCGTTTACGGTGACCATCTCGCCCGGGGCGACGTTCTCGATGCGATTGACATCCGCGCCGATCGACGCCTGGAACTTCCAGCCACGCTTCGCGTAGCCGAGCACCTTCTCGACTAGCGGGCCGTCGCCGATCACGTCGCCTGCGACGACCAGATCCTGCCCAGAGTTGTCCTTACGGTCCGCCTGGCCGATGGCCGCCTCGAGCGAGTAGTCGTGCCCATACATCACGGCCACGTTCCCGCTTGTGTCCATGCCAGCGAGGTCGACCACGAGCGGGTTGCGGCTCCACGACTGCCGGATCGCCCGGCCCGTGTAGCCGACGAGCTCAAACCGCGGCATGCCGCCGGCACTGGTGCCGTCGGCTGCAACACCGGGCGTCGATACGGAAAACTGTGCGTCGGTTGTGATGCGCTTCATAGGAATTCGATCAACTCCTCGAGGTCGTCGTCCCATTCCCAATCGAAGTCCCACATTGGTCCTCCGCTGCGTCTTGGAGCTCGTTCACTTGTCGTTCAAGCTTGGCAAGCCGCGCCGCCGAAGCAGCTGCGTTGGGATCCTGGTCGCTGCCGTAATTCACCTCTGGCGTCATGTCGACGAACAGGCCGAGCTCCCTGCAGAGCGCGACCTCCTCGGCTCGCTGCGTGAGCTCCTGCCGCCAGTCGCGACCGAGCCTCTGGTACTCCGCAGCCAGCGTCGTGGTATTCGTCCGCAGACGCGTTTCCATCGCGTCGGCTTCCTTCTTCGGGTCGACGTGCTCAAAGCCGTCCCACGTCCACTGCCACGTCCATTCGGCCATCGGCGGCAGACCGTCGGGGATGAGGCCAGGCACGAGTGCTGCCTCGTCGAGCCACTTACCGACGAGCGGGTCGAGCATCACCCGCTCGAGGTCCACACGCTCGCACTGCAGATGCTTGCGGTAGACGAGGTAATCGCCACGCATGCTGGAGTAGTTCGCGGCGCTACTGTCCATCGCCCCAACGATATAGGGCATGTTCAAGCAGCGAGAAATTTCCCCGAGGAGGCGACGCACGAACGAGTCATACGTGGCAGTCGGCTGTTCCGGTTTCATCTGCAGGGCATCCCAACCGTCGGGGATGCTTGTGGCCATGCCACGCATCAGCGGCATCGTCTCCCACGCCGGCTGGGCAGTCGCAATGCCGTCCGCCGGCAGGTTCGTCTTGATGATCGCAGCGAAATCCGCAGCCGTCTCGGCGGCCGTCACCACCGCGAGCGTGTAACGCCGCAGCATGGCGAAGAGCTCGAGGGCCGGCACTACCTCACCGACGCCGCGGTGCTGGCCTGGTCGGAACGCGTGGAACCAGTGCAGGACGTTGTCCGCCGAGTACCACCGGCCGTCGCCAACCCAACCCGACAAAGTCGCGCCGGGGTGGTGCTTCAGCACGTAGTATTCCGAGACGTTGCCGTCTTCGTCGAACCGCAGCCCATCGACGCTTGCCGCGTAGAGCTCCGGCACCGGGCTCGTCACTTGGTCGGCCTCGATGAGCTTCACGTCCAGCTGCACGCCGCGGAGCCGGCGGTTGGTCGTCTCAACGGCGAACACCTCGCCGTCGGTCACCTTCGCGAGCTTTGCAAGCCGCAGCTTGCGCGCCATGTCGATCGCCAGAAACCACTCAAACACGGCATCCTCAACGCGGCGGACGCTCGCAGCATCCGCGTCGCGACCGCAGTCAAGCTGCAGCCGGGGGCCGGTGCCGATAAGGTCGGACGCCAGCGTGCTGGCCATGCCAGCGAGATACGCGTTGTTGTCACGTTCGTAGCGAGCCCGGGCTCGCATCTTCCGGCGGACCTCTGGGGCCAGCGCGGCGTCGGCGGAATAGTAATCCGCCATTGACCAGTGGTTGCGATTGTGCTCGGTGGTTTGCGCGGCGTCATACCGAGCACGCACCAGCTTGCTGATGACGGCCTTCTGCTCGGCCACCGTCTGCTTGAGGGTGGGTCGAGCCCGCGTCGGCTTGGCTGCGGCACGTTTGGCCATCAGCTGCTGGCCCCCGGGGAGGTGATGACGGCCCGTCGCATCATGGCGAACGGGCTGCCGGCCGCGATGGCATTTCGCTGCTGGATGATCCATTTCGCAGCTTCAAGCTGCTTGTCGAGCTCATGCTGCTCGACTTCGCCGGCGTCGGTGCGTGCACGCTGCGGCTGCGCGAGATTCGCGGCGAGAGCGTCGAGAACGTCATCGGCGGCTGCCATTGGCACCTCATAGGCGGACGCATCGCCCGCTATCCATGAGTGTACCATTGTTCACCGGTTAACCTTCGAGCAACTCGCCCGGAATCATGGCTCGGATGCGCTCTGCGAGCTTGGCCTCGGCCTCGGTCGGCTCGCCGTACTTAAGCAGCGAGCGACACGCTTGGTCGATGTCCCATAGCGTCGACTTCGCCGCGCGACCTTGGATCGCGGCGTCGAACTCCGACTGCTCTTCTGGGAGGCGGAAGCGGAGGAGTGCGTGCGGCATGTTCCAGATTCCAAAAAGTGGAAAGCCACCCGGCAGGTGTGGGGCGACACGGTTTATCAGTCCGCTGCCCGCCTGCCGGGTGGCGATGGTCACCGGTAGCGAATCACGGCGAACCACTTGCGAGCGGTTGGCGAGTATGCGACGCCCTCGTCGATGATGACCTTGCGGCCAAAGTAGCAGCAGTTCTGCCGCGCGGCCTGCGCGGTCGAGCCGCAACCTATGCCCTCTGTCTGGCCGCAGTGACTGTGGACCAGCGTGCCGCGTCTGGCAAGCACCATCGCGTGGTCTTGGGCGGAAGAGATCGTGACCTTGCGAGCGTAGACGTTCGTGTCGGCCACGGCGGCGGACGAGAGCGTGAGGAACAGGAGCAGGGCGAGAAAACGCATGGTGAGTGCCTTTCTGGTGGGGTAAGCGGAACCACCATCAGACTGCCACGCGCCAGTAGCAGTCCAAATAGCGGACTACCTACCCATCTTCGCAAGCAGGGCGGCCCGGCGGGCTGCGAGATCCTCGCGGGTGATCACCTTTCGCGTGGCGGCCGGCTTGGCCTCGGCACCGACGGCCGAGATCCCCGAGAACGACGCCGCCACGGCGGCCCCCACGACGCAGTCGAGCAAATGGTTGTCGCGGCCAGGGATCAGCTTCCACTCGTCGCACGCTCGCATCTTCGACTCCACGCGCACCGGCACC